GTCTGATTCTTCCAACTCTGGTCATCCTCTGCGCTTTTCAACAACACCAGACGGCACACATGGCGGCGGCGTAGAGTACACGACAGGCGTTACTTACAATGGCACTCCGGGGAGCGCAGGTGCTTATACTCAGATAGATGTCGCAATAGGTGCGCCAACACTGTATACTTATTGCAGTGTTCATAGTGGTATGGGCTATAAAGTTAATACGGTGGCAGCATGAGTTTCACATACGATGAGCTAAAGCAAGCAATTCAAGATTATACAGAGAATAGTGAAACAACGTTTGTTTCAAATCTACCTGTGTTTATTAGAGCGGCTGAAGAGCGGATTCTGAAAACAGTTCAGCTTGATTTGTTTCGAAGAAATCAAACAGCGACACTCACCGCAAGTAATCAATACCTGAATTGCCCGAGCGACTTTCTTGCGCCGTTCTCTCTAAGTTACACTGCTAGTGGAATAAAGACGTTTATTGAATTTAAAGAAGTTTCTTTTGTTCAGACGTATACTCCAAATCCATCTACTACAGGTGCGCCCAAATATTACGCCCAATTTGATGTGGATAATTTTATTGTGGGACCAACTCCAGACACAAACTATGTGGTTGAATTGCATTATTTATATAGACCTGCGAGTCTAACTGCAGGCACTGGTAGTGGCACAACTTGGATTAGCACAAATGGTGAACTAGCACTTTTATACGGCTCCTTAATTGAGGCTTATATATTTATGAAAGGTGAGCAGGATATTACAGCTATGTATAATCAAAGATTTTCAGAAGCTGTGTCTGGGTTAAAAATGCTAGGTGAAGCTAAAGAAACTACACAAGAATACCGAGTTGGAAAAGTAATCAGGACTAAATCCTAATGTTTAAATTAAACTTTGAATTACCAGATGTTCCCGTTGTAACGGTTCAAACTACCGAAGGCAGAGGATTTACACCTGATGAAGTTGCAGAACGTTGCGTGGCTAAATTAATTAGTGTTTCTGACGAAGCACACCCTGCTATTAGGGATCAAGCCCGAGCGTTTCAAAAGCACATGGAGAAGGTGGTTGCATTTTATATGCGCGAAGCTATTCGCAGTGACCGCACAACTGTGTATAATGCCCTTAATGATGCGGGGCATCCAGAACTGGCTGATGCAATAAGGAGATTATGACATGGCGATCACCCAAGCAATGTGTACTTCGTTCAAGCAGGAATTGCTTGAAGGACAGCACGACTTCCGTTCAAGCGGACATACGTTTAATTTGGCGCTTTTTACAAGCTCTGCCACATTGGACGCAACAACAACAGATTATTCGACTACAAATGAAGTCACTGGAACAGGTTATTCAGCAGGTGGTGCGGCATTGACTAACGTCAATCCAACAGCTTCTGGTACTACAGCATTTACGGATTTTTCTGATTTAACGTTTTCTACTGCGACAATCACTGCCAATGGTGCGATGATATATAACACCACAACTGGCGGTGGAACAGGCACAACTGATTCTGTAGTTATTTTAGCATTTGGTGGCGATAAAACATCAACTGCAGGTGACTTTACAATTCAGTTCCCAACAGCGGACGCGAGTAACGCTATTATCCGCATTGCCTAATAGGTAAAGAACGATGGCAATAATCGCGGGATGGGGTAGAGGTACATGGTCCCAAGGGACTTGGGGCGAACCTATCCCGGTTATTGTCACGGGAGAGGCTGCTAATGGTGCTGTTGGCACCGTTTCAGTCGTTGCTGAAGCTAATGTTCCAACAACAGGGCTTTCCGCCACGGGCGCGGTTGGCTCTGTTTCTGTTGTTGCGGATGCAAATGTTGTAGTAACAGGTGAAACAGCAACTGGTGCAGTCGGCACGGTCGCTATTGTTGCTGAAGCTAATGTATTCCCAACAGGCATTGCTGCCACAGGTGCTACAGGCACTGTTTCAATATCAGGCGATGCAAACGTTCCAACGGCAGGATTAGAAGCAACTACGGCTGTAGGCTCTGTAACTATTGCTGCAAACGCGGATGTTGCTGTTACAGGCTCTGCAGCCACAGGTCAGGTTGGAAGCGTTGATATTGCCGCAGACGCAAATGTTCCAGCGACAGGCGTTGCTGCAACAGGTGGTGTAGGCACTGTAACAGTAGATGCAGGCGCAGTTGTGGCTGTTACAGGGGAAGAGGCAACGGGTTCAGTTGGCTCTGTTATTGTAACGGGAACAGCTAATATTTTCCCCAATGGAATCGCTGGTACAGGCGAAGTTGGGGATGTATTTGTCTTTATTGAGGTCATCGTACCCGTAACAGGATTGCCTGCAACTGGAAATGTTGGTACTGTTACAGTCAAAGCCGATGCAAGTTTTGCAGTATCAGGAGTAAGTGCAACAGGTGAAGTTGGAGATGTTTTCGTTTGGGGTGAGGTTGATCCGTCACAAAATCCAAACTGGAGTGAGGTTAATCCATCTCAATCTCCAACATGGTCAGATGAAACGCCGTCACAAGTTCCGGGTTGGACAGATATAGCGGCATAGGAGAAATAAATGCCTAGTACCTTTTCGACAAACTTTGCGATTGAGAAACCCGCAACGGGGGAACAATCGGGCACGTGGGGGGATACAACCAACAATAACTTTGACATATTTGACCGTTTGTCAGGGTACACAAGCATTACGCTTTCTAGCACAACATCTACTTTGCAAGTTCGTCCTGCTTCGCCTTCTCAGGGCGCAAGTAACCTTGAAGACGGAATGTTCCGTGCGATTAAGTTTATTGATGGCGGAGATTTAGGTGGCACAGTTACTTTGACTGTTGCGCCAAATACGTCTTCTGCGTTCTATCTTTTCCAGAATGCTTTGTCTGGAAGTCGAGACATTACGGTTACACAGGGTGCAGGCGGCAACGTAACAGTAACAAATGGGCAGACCGCCATTTTGTATTGTGATGGTGCGGGTGCGGGGGCTGCTGTTTACAGCGTTAGTGATAATCTAAGCATGTCAAATGCAAAGATTACAGGCGGCTCAATTTCTGGTATAACTGATTTAGCAGTCGCGGATGGCGGCACTGGCGCATCCACCGCAGCGGCGGCTCGAACAAACTTAGATGTAGATCAAGCGGGAACTGCGGTCGCGCTTGCGATTGCGTTAGGATAGTCAAATGGCGAATAACTTTAAAAGAAAACTTTCAAGGTCGGTAGGGACTTCGCTGACAGCGGTTGGCAGTTATACGGTTCCCTCTTCCACTGAAACCACGGTAATTGGATTAGTCGTTGCGAACACTACATCGTCGCAAGTTCTGATTGATGCTACGGTTAATGATTCTTCAAATGACACGTATTTGATCAAACAGGCTCCTGTGCCCAGCGGGGGTTCAATTGTTATAATTGGTGGTGATCAGAAGGTTGTGTTAGAAGTTGGAGATTCCCTTAAAGTCAAATCTGACACGGCTTCGTCCGTTGATGTTGTGATGAGTATTTTGGAGATCACTTAATGTCTTATATTGGTAATCCTCCGGCGGAAGCATATACAAACACGGTGAAAGACACGTTCAGTGGTGACGGGTCCACAACGGCATTTACAATGTCTCAAATCAGCTTAACGAACGATGTTCGTGTGGTTGTTGAGAATGTGGTTCAAGACCCGACAGTTGCGTACAGTTGCGCGGGAACCACGCTTACTTTTACATCTGCTCCCCCGACAGGAACCAACAACATCTACGTTGTGCATCTTGGTCCAGCGGTTATGACGGCGTTGCCGCCTGCGGAAATAGCGCAAGCCACGACATTTAACTCAAACGTTTCTGTCGGCGGGAATTTAATCGTCGATACCAATACTCTGTACGTCGATAGCACCAATAATCGTGTTGGGGTTGGGACGAGTTCGCCTAGTGTGACATTAGATGCTAGACTAGGAACAACAACAGGTAAAGTTGCAGAACTTCACAATAGTGTAGGGTATGGCATTGGCTTTACCGTGGAAAGTGATGGTGGTGTAAACACTATAAATGCGGAGACTAATCAAGCATTAGCTTTTGCTACAAATGGTGCATCAAATGAACGCATGCGCATCGACATCAGCGGACGGGTTGGGATTAAGACGACTTCGCCCGACCAAGCTTTGAACATTGGTTTTTCGGGCGCTGACCAATCTAACGCAATACGCATAGAAGGCTCGAACGGAGCGTCTGAAAGATATGCTTTAGATATTGTTGCAGATGGTGAAAATGG